CCATTGCCAAAATTTCATTGCTAAAGTTAATAATAGTTCCATATTAATCCTTTTGTTTACGTTTTATGTTTTTTTCACCTGTTGATCTAAAGTCAGGTTTTATTGCAGGTGTTTTAATTTTCTGTGCTGTTACCATAGGTTTATACGTTCCTATTCCACGTCCACTATAAGTTGCTGATAAAGATGGCATTGTAGTTGCATATCTCCTATTTGGAAAAAATTGACTACCGCCCATAGATGACATAGGTTTAAAAGTATCTATAGGACCAATACCAAAACCTCTCATGTATTCTCTTAACTGTTTAAAAGATTTACTCATATTTTGTTAATAGTGATAAGGCAGCTTCGTTTCTAAATTCTTCGGATACTGTGGTTGTGATTTGATTATCTACAACATATCTAAATGCTTTTGTACCAAAGTCTTCAGTATATGTGCCTTTTTCTTTTTTTGATTTTATATTATTTAAAATAGGTTTAATTTGAGTTTCTTCTATTTCTTGGTTTGAACAGATTTTATTAACAACGTTTTCTAATTCTACTCTATCATAGTCTTCACGTTTTAATAATTTTGTTAAATCTTTTTTCTTCTTTTTTATATGTACACCAGGTTCATGTGCAGGTGGCATTGCAACATTTGATCCATCACCTACTGCATTTGCGGGCGCTTCTTCAGGTACACAGTTAGGTACCATTCTATCACCTTTTTTCTTTTGACCAACTTGTTTATAACCTTTCCAACAAGCCTCTCTCATATCTTTAAAACTTTTCATTATAATTTTATCCTCTCTATGTTATCCTCTGATACAATAATTTTTTGTTTTGTATCTTCATTTATAACATGATATAGATTTACACCAAAATAATTATCAAACGGTTTTTGATTTTCAGTTGTATAAACAACATCACCTACATCAGCAGTTTTAGATCCTTCTAAATCTTCTAACTTATCAATCATAATATACTTTCCTTCTGGTAGGTAATCAAATCCTACTGATTCTTTTATGTCGTCATTGTATGCTACTAAATCATTTTCAACAAGATGTTTGTATAATGCTCTTTCTATTTCAATTGCATTTACATCTTTGTTTTCTTTTAGTAACAATGCAAGAGCGGCTGCATATGAAGCAAACTTTGTTTTACCACCTGGTAATAATCCTAATAATCTTTTTAAATTAAAAACAAATCTATGTAAAATAGTATAACTATCTTTTTCTTTAGCAGTCACCAACTCTTTTGTTTTTCTTAACACTTTACCATTGTCATCAATTATTCCATACCTATAAGCATCATGTTTATTCCAAGGAGTAACTAACATTTTAATTACTCGATAAGTGATCAATAAATCTATGGCTCGTCCCATTATATTTCCTCTAAATTTGATAACAAAGTTTTATTTACTTTAATATTAGGCAACTCATCTGGTAATATAATATTTAAATATTGTAAGAAAGTTTTTAATATTGACCAATACTCTCTTTCAATTTTAAATAATAATAATGTAGCTGCTGCCTCATTACCAAATACGTTTGTTAATACAATAATATGATTTAAAACTAATCTAGTTTTCAATTCACCTGTAGTGTTATATTTACGAAATAGACGTTTAAGATATTTAAATCTTTTTACATCTTCATAAAACTCATGTTCACTATCTAAATTAGGAACATTATAGTTTTTTATGGCGTAAAATAACCAGTTCTTCTTTGTTATTCTATCAAACATTAGCCAAGCTCTGCATAAACTTTAACAGCGCCGTTTTGTAATGTTTCGTATTTACCTTTTAGTTTTAACTCTTTACCTAATTTATGACTAATACCATCATCATTTATATCAGAACCGTCTGTATCTTTACCAAAACGGCCACCATTAAATACTAAAGCACTTTCAAAGTTACCTTGTTTACCTTCAATTGTTATTGAGTCTTTTAATTGTAATCCGATTGTTCTTAATTTTGTTTCCAATTGAGAAAGAGCACTTTCGGGTTGCAAATATTCTCCGTCAGCAATAGAGCTAACAAATCTATTTGCTCTATTTAAGACTTCAGGCAGATGTATGTTGTGTATACCTATCGAACTATCCTCTGGAGAGTTAGAAGTATCAGAACCTACTTGTCCACCCATGTAAGAGCCTTCTTTTACGTGTTGTTTAAATGTTTTCATTTTTCTCCTCTTTTTAATTCGTCTTTTAATTTTTTAAAAGACTTGCCACCTATAAGGTCTTCTTCAACCTCTTTCATATTATCTTCTTTTATTTTATCAAACTGTTCATCATTTGGTGTGTTGTTTGCCAATTCTTCTAAAAAACTGTCGATATTTTCTTTCATTTTTCAGCCTCATTTAAAAGTGTTTTTTCAGATGAAGTAATTTCAAGTTGTTTCTGTACTTTTTTCACATTGTCATTATCAATTTTTTCTTTAGACAAATTACCATCAGCTGGCAATGTACCATTAGGATCTGTTACTAGTTTTCCTGTGTTTTTATCAAAGTTTTCATCTTGCGCTATCATCTTATCAACAATTTGAATAGCACCATTTAACGCATTTAAATTATTACGCATTGTTCCTAATTCTTTTTCAATCGCTTGAATTTTTGTATTTAAATCATTAAATGATTTGTTTAAAATATATTTTTCTTTCATTAAGTCTTGTGTACTAACACCCATAATATTCTCCTATAATCTATTAAGCAACACCGTATGCGTTACCAGCAATAATGTTCCATTGTGAATTTTTAAATAATAAAGTAACCGTTTCTCCTTCAGCGTCTAAAGTTACACTTGTATGACCTCTTAAATTAGTAGGTGTAATAGTTTGTAAGTTTGTGCCTGAAGTTGAAATGTTTATAAACGTTTTAATTTGTCCATCAGAACCATCTGCTAATGAAATAGAACCTGTTGATGAAGCACCATCTATTTCAGTAATCGCTGAAGTTACGTTTGCAACTTGTGATGAACCATCAGCAGTTATTGTTTGTGAAGCTTGTGCTAAACCTAACCAAGATGGTATATTGTTAAACACATTTTCTGCTGATATTTTTTTGTTGATTGGAGTACCACTTGGGTCATCCACTACATGGAACAAGTCAGCTGATGCCAACGAGTCACCTAAATCGGTCAATGCCGTTATTTTTTTGTCTGCCATTTTTTTCTCCTGTTAACCCTTTCGGGAATGCTACTCTAGGTATTTGCCTAGATCAATTTGTTCATATAGTATATATAAGGGCACTTTGAGCGCCCTTATATGATTTTGTTATTATGCTGAAACAGTTAATGTACCTGTTTGAGCAGCGTTTGTAATTGTAGAGTTTGTTGTTGTACCAGCATCTTTAATAGTACCACTGTTAAGTGCTACTGCGTTAGAGCCAATTGATAATACATCATCCTCAGCAATACCACCATCTGCAGCTGCATAAGTTGCTCTAAATACAATTTCGTTAGTTCCTGTACCAGAGTTATAATCTGCTGTAAATGTAGCATCAGTACCACTACCTGCTTGGTCATTAGTTACTGTTACTTGTGGTGTTCCTGTAATGTCAACTCTTTCGTTAAATCTTACTCTAACGTCAATGTTTCCACCAGCAGCTTCGCCGATTGATGTTGTTACAAATTCTATTTGTGTAATATTTGCTGAACCCATATTTGTAGCTAATCCACCGATTGCTACTAATACTTCTGGATCTGCATTTGGATTACCATTACCTGATAATACTGAGCCTGCTTCTCTTACCCAACCTTGAGAGGTTGCATAGACTTCTTTTTTTTCTTCGTCTGTAAGATTTTTAGGCTTTATATCGTTTCCCCATAAAGACATATATCTCTCCTTAAATTAGTAATTGTTATATAACAGTACTATTTATAAGATTAAAAACCTAGTTTTTTAAGTTCAGATATAGTTTTAGATGTGTTTGTGTGATGAATACCAACACCGCCTGATTTTTCAAATTCTCTTATGTTTTTTTCATAATCGTCAATCAAAATGGCAGGTTGGCCTTTTTTAGCAAAGAGTTTCTTATCTTTTCTTCGTACTAAATTAATTCTTTGTCTATTTGTCATACCTGCGTTTCTTCTTAACCATTCGGTTTTGCCAGGTATACAGTTTGGATCGTAAGTTTCTTCTACGTATGCTGATAAGATGTGTGGATCAAACTTTGATAGATATGACCATAGTTGTTTGCCACCAGGCATCCAAGGTAGTGTTTGCCAAAAATCTTTTTTTGCTTTGATAAGTGACCACTTATCTTTACCCATTGACATCCATTTATTAATAGACATCTTTGTAGTTTTTTGAGCACCTGTCTTAAAATCTGCAAGTACTCCATCCATATCGCAATATATGATAGGTTTGTTCATAGTGTTTTCCTTATACTATTATACTATCATATAATAGCTGTTTTGTCAATTGACAGAATGTCGCACTTATACAGGTATTGCTCTAGGTTCTACGTCAACTGCACCAGCTTCTTTGCCTGTTGCTGTTTTTCCTTTGTCGCCTAGTTTAATTACTTTTGTTTCAGTTCTTAAATCAGAAAAAGTTTTTTTACTTTCACCCATGCAATTTGAAGCATTGATTTTATTTGCGTGGTCTTTACCACATTTAGGACAAGTTTCTTCTTTTTTTACAGCCTTAATTTTATTTCCACAACAATCACATTCTTGGCCAACTTCTTTCATTGAGTGCTTTCCTTTACAATGATCACATTCTGGACCACAACCACAAGAAGCTTCTTGTTCTTCTTTTATATTTTTAGAAATTGCAGCTCTTCTTTTATGTAGATACTTATCAGTTGAGTCTGTATCTCCATCATTGTCAATATCTTTGTCTTGTCTATTGTCAAACTTTTTCTTTACAGCATCTTTGTTTACTGGATCTAAAGCTTCAGAAACTATTTTGGCAGCAACATCTGAAATTGATCCTGGTTTAGGTTCAAAGTATGTTTTTTCTACTGTTAATTTTACATTTGGCTCTTGTTTTTTAATAGACTGTTGTTCAGTAGCGATTTGAGTAATCTTTTCTTCCATACTGCCAGTCTTTGTTTCAAAATATTTTTTGTTCATTATTTTTTACTCCTTACTTTTTTAGCTAAATCGCTATCTGCACCACCCCAAGTACCACTTGATTTGGTTACAAAACTATTTACACGAGCCATTGCCCATTGTTGTGGTGTTGTTCCTGGTCTATGACCACCTTTCCATGCAGCCATACCTCTATCATATACTTTCTTTAATATTGAATAAGGCATACCAGTTTTTTCTGCTTTATTTTGAACGCCTTTAATTGCCTCCACTAAAGCTTTTGCAGGATGCACTTCTTCATTTTTAGATTTAATTTTATCCATTCTTAACTGTATATTGTCAAGTTTGTTTTTTGTAATTTCTATATCAGTTTTATCTTTAGTTGAGTCCATTTCTCTTGCTTTAGTTTGCAATTGCATTTGTTTAACTCTTAAATCTGCAATTTTTTCATTGTCAGTTTTAGTTTCTTCTTTCATTGAACCAGCATGTTTCATATCACCTGTTTTTCTTTTCATTGCAACACTTCTTGCCATGTTAGATACAAAGTTTATACCAGATTGTGCAAGTTGCATTAATGTATCTGTAGAATATTTGTCTAAAAAGTTCTTTAAAGTTTTTACTTTTTCAGGTGACATTAATTTTATCTCTGCCCAACTATCTTTTAACTTTTTAATTTGAGCAGGACTCATCGCCTCAAGCATATTAATTGCTACATCTTCTTTCTGCATTCCTTTTATATCAGGTCCGTTATCTTTTGCCCACTTAATATTTCCCTTTAACGTATCTTGTGTAACGGATACTTCAGAATTACCTTGTGTTCTTAATTCTTTTGCTCTCTTTTCAGCAGAGTCTTTTGTTTTAAAAGGTGACGCATATCTTTTACCGTCTTTACCTCTCCATCTAGCAACGTAAACAAGTGTAAACTCATTCATCTGCTCTTGTATGTTTGACCAAGTTGTTGTATATTTACTTACCATTTTTTGCAACTCCAATATCTTGCTTTCCATTTAGGTCCTGGATTATCACAGTTGTGTCTTGCTCTGAAGCTTCTTCTTCTTGCAGGATTGTCTGCTTTAATTTCCATGTTAGGATCACCAAATGATACTTTAACTATGTTACCTTTTTCGTTTTTTGTATAAACGTAAAACTTTTTGGAACCACCTCTTACAGGTTTATTCAAAGTTACTGTCTTACCTTGATAATCTGCTTCATTTATTTGAGATGGATAAATACCCCACTCGTCAGCTTCTTCATTCATAAAATCTTTAAATGATAGTTTAAAGCCTTCACTTGCACCCAAGTCTTTTTTCATCTCTGCTTTAGATTTGTTGTATTTTCTTTGAAATTCTTCCGCATCCAATCCACCTTCTTCTTTCGATTTAAGGTCAATAGCGATGTCTTTCATTCTTCCTTCTTGCATATTTGTGTTGGTGTCAATCACTTTATTAAACATTTTATTGTATGTTTCTTCAATTTTAGATTGCCACTCTTCCCCATATCTTTCCTTATATTTATTAATCGTTTCTTCTTTAGTTGCCCATTCCTCTATATCTTTTAACTCAACTTTTTTATTCATTGGTTTCATGTCCTTATCTGCATTAACATTAATTAAATTATTACTATGTTTACTTGGTTTGTAAGGACCACCTTGAAATTTTGAACTGTAATGTTTTTCTCCAGGTGTTAATAATGAAGTGTATTTTGCATAATCGTGGCCTATATCGTATGCCTCTGGCATTCCTGTATCGCTAAATTCATTACCTCTATGATGAGGTTCTTTTTCGTTTTTTGTTTTTAACTCACCATACATTTGTTTGAAACGCTTTGTATGTGTACTAGTTTTTGTTTTTGCCACTTTATCAGCGGGTGATTGTTTGTAAGCACTCTTATCACTATCAGACTTTTTGCCTTGTTTTTCTAAATGTCTATCGTGTGCTTTCTTTTCTTTATCACTTAAACCAGCAACATATTTTTTAGGTTGATCTGTTTCTTTATCATATTTTAGTTTTCTTGCTCTTTCCTCTAACTTAATAGGGTAGACAGGAGTTTCCATTATATTGTAAAGCCATGATTTATGTAATTTCATATTTTCGTCCTCTAAGGTAACATAGTTTGTTCCTCTTCGTACTATGACACCAGTAATGTTTGTTTCAACATCATCAACTATATCTCCTACATCATATAGATGCTCTGAAATATATTTGTCCCTTAATGTCATTTTTTCTAACTCCTCTTTTGTAGAGGCAGTTATAAATGGTTTGAATCTAAATGCACCTGCACCATGATCTATGGATGCAGCTAACATCATTCCTTTTCTTACATTTTTAAATAGGTCTTGTGCATTTTTTGAATTAGCAAAACTTGATGGTAGACCTTTTTTAAATGTATCAAAGTCTTTATCTTTAGCAGCTGCTCTCATTTTACTTGCACTCATACCTGTTGCACCATCAGCATCTGGATCTCTTTCTCCTGCTGATGCCACATTTATACTATCAAAGTCATATAGACCATGTCGGCTCTTAACGCCGTTATATTTTTTTAAGATAGTATCAAATTCTCTTACTCTATCTGAACCTGCAACAAACGTAACATTAGAATAACCTTTTTTGTATAGTTCAGTAGCAATATCTAATATCATGTTTGAGGGGTTTAGCATTATGTTTCTAGCATGTCTAGGAAACATTTGTTTCATTGTTGCAAGTTTAACTCTTGCGTTTAATGGATTTTTACCTGTGTCTTCACTCTTACTTAAATAAATTTTGTAATCATCTGTTCTTTGTTGTGCCACTTTGTTAATAAGTTTTTCGTGTCCTATTGTAGGTGGGTTAAAACGGCCAAAGGTAAATGCTATTGATCTACCCTTGGCCTCTTTTATTTTTGATAATGATTTCAGTTCATCTGGAGTTATTTTACCATCCTCCATGATCTCGTTCAACTTTTTGAAAAATTTGAGATAATGATACTTTTCTAACATTTTATAAATCACATTTTTAGGAAGTCGGTTCTTAACGCCAAACTTTCTGATTTCGTCTGGTGACATATCTGTACTAAAAGCATCCTTTCGGTCTGCAATAGTTTTGTCACCAATATCAATTAGAGTGTTAATAGAAGATTTAATTTCGTCTAACTTTTTAGAAACTAAACTTGACAAGTTCTTTATGTCGTCACCTGTTAAGTCTTTTAGTTCCTCATAATCAATCATATCTCTTACAAGTTCACCTTTAACAACATCTATTTCAGAAACACGCTTCTGAAAATCCGTAACGTATTTTTCAGGTTCAAAGGTGCCAGGTTCTGGTTTTTTGATCCACTTGTTAGAGTCGATATCAAAAGTACCATCAGCCATGTCCCTTGCCTTATTAAATGTTACAGGATCTATGATGGAAAAGTAGTTGATAGGATGCTGTGTGCCTGGTATGTTTTTACCATTTATCTGTCCTTGATATTCTCTAATCTCATCATGCACCTTTTCTTGTTCTTCTTTTGAACCAGGTATATCAAATAAGATATTAATGTCAAGGTCTGCGTCAGCTCTATATTGTTTAGTTAGTATTGAACCAATTAAGGTATACTTAACTACTTTACCAAATTTTTCAAATGTCTTTATACCATCTAATACTAATTTTTTTACTGATGGTTTTAATACTGGATTAGGAGTATCTGCTTTATCAAATACACCTTTTGCATACGTTTGTCTTGGTATGTCAATTATAGACTCTTTTAAAAAATCTTTAAATCTCATATTCGTTTTCTAGCCTCTAATTCTTTTTTCATCCATTGTTTTGCAATATAATTTTGTACAGGTTGTCTTAAAAATCCTCTTACTACTTTACCCACTCTATTCATTGTTAATGTAACTAATTCTAAATCTGATTTGTTATTATCAACAACTAAAAATTTACTTAAACCAAAAAGTCTTTGAAACTTACCAATATTATCTTGTACGCCATTCCAACTTGACTTTGTAATATATTCAGGTATACTTCTTTCACGTCTAGCATTTCTTGCCAATGCAACTTCTAAAGTTGTATTTACAAATACCATATAGCAATCGTAACCCATTTGTTTTAGCATATTATGTTGCCTAGCAATCATGTCATAATCTCTTCCTGTACTATCAATAACTAAACCAAGTCTGCCTTCTACATATTTATCTAACTGTGAGATAGCAACTCGTTTAGCAGCCTTTCTTACAATATCTCTAAAATAGGTTTCTTCATCTGGCATACTTAAAGATAAGTTTGCCTTTTTTAAATTTCTTTCAAAAGCAATATCTGAATTGACAACTTTTAATCCTGTACCAGAAAACGTACTTTGTGTTACAAATGTTTTACCTGAACCTGGACCACCAGCAAGAAAGAACGCTTTAAATATACCTGGATCGTAAACTCCCTCTGCTAAATGTTGTATAAAACTATTTACTTTCATTTTCTATTCTCTTAATAATTTCGTTAGCAGTTTCTTCAGGTGTACCACCTTCTGCTTTTATTTCTAAAAATCCTGGTTTCTTTTTTAAATATTCTATTACAGGACCTGTTTCTTTTTTATATAATTCTATTCTGTTACCTATAATTTCTTCCGTATCGTCTGCACGGCCTCTTGCAAGTAATCTTCTCATTACTTCTTCAGTACTAACATCTAAAAATACAGAATAGTCATATCCTATTTCTGATTTTTCCATGTCTTGTACTTGTTGCATATATCTTGGCCATCCATCTAATACATAACCTTGTGGTGATTGCTCGACTTTCTTTTTAATTAATTCTAATACTATCTCGTTAGGAACAAACTCACCTTTTGATACTATATCTTTTGCAATCTGTCCTATTTCTGTACCTTTTTCAATTTCTTTTCTTAACATGCCACCTGGATAAATGTGTGTAATATTAAAGTGTTTAATTAAATATTCTGTGTATGTCGATTTACCTGAACCAGGGCCACCTAACATAATAATTCTCATTCGGCCTAATTTTTCAAATATAAAATCTCTAAAACTTTTCATTATCCTTTAATCCAATTTTTTGCTAAAGTAAAGTTTGCGGTACTAAACTCTAGTCTATCTACTAATTTTACTGCGTTGCCCATTCTATCTACAGCAACATAACCTTCAGGATTTGTTACTTCAAACCCATTACCCTTTTGTAAGAAAGTTCCTATTGATTTAATTTGATTCATTTTACTTACAAGATAATTTTTAACTCTTTGTAAAGTTACATAACTTGCAATTGCAAAATATATTTCATTATCATATCTGTCAATAAATTTTAATCCATCATCTCTTATTGTTTTGTATTTACTTTTTGCAGCTTCTGTTTTTTTACTTGACATCTCATCATCTAAAACTGAAGCATAGTATTTTCTAAAATCTGATTGTAATCCTTTTACGTTACTAATAGTTTGACCTTGTCTTATTTTTGTATTGAAGAAAATCTTTAATCTTGCACCAACTGATAACAT